GCTAAATAGGCCGTTCGTAAAGGCACTGCTCGCAGCTTGTTGCTGGTTGTACGTGTTCATGTCCCACGCACCCTGCGCAGCGGTTGCGCCCGAATAGTCCACGCCTTTGTATGGTGTGGCTTGGTTGAATGTAGGCATCTGTGGCATACCGACCTGTTGGCCTGTAATCAGCGCGTTCATCTCATTCAACGGCTGCAAACGCTCTTGCTGCTGCATCGCAAACTGCGCCTGTCGAAGCGTGTTCTGGTAGTTCGACATATTCATTTGCTGCGCAAAGTCCTGCTGCTGCGCTTGGTTGCCGAAGTTAGCTGCGTTCAAGTTCTGACCGAAAATCTGATTCTGTGCGGTGTTGCCAAAGTTGGCAGCGTTCAAATCCATGCCCTGTACGCGTGAGGCATCCGCACTGGCCTGAGCCGTTGCGTTGTTCATCGCGGTCTGGTACGCATCATTGCGCTGCATGGAGAAGTTGTTCTGTGCGCGGTTATACGCCTCAGAACCCGCCGTAATGCCTTGGTTTGCTAGACGCGCATCGAGGTCAGACTGTCCTTGGTTAAACCGTGGGTCAAGGCGCGATGTGGCTTGGTTGTAAATTGCATCACCAGAACCTCTGATGTAGTCAGGTGTCCTGCCAATGCTTGTCTGCAATTTATCCGCAGTCGTAGGCACCGAAGTATGTGCCACACCCGGGCCTTGGTATCCCTTACCCCAATCGGTCAATCCAGCGAAGTCAAATGGCTTGTTGACGCTTTCAGCTACGCGAGGCATAAGACCGTTGGCTAAGTCGCTGCGACCCTGCTGCATCGCCAATTGGCTATCTAACGCCTTTTGCGCTTGTGGAGCAAGCGTTGTTGTCTGCGTCCAATTGTCCGTGGTGAAAGCGTTGCGGTCTGGCGCAGTACCCGTGGGTCCAGTACCCGCTACCCACCGTTGTGTGGTGTTGCCATCGTTATCAATTGCGTCCTCATATCGACCCTGAGTAGCGGTTGAGTTATAACTCGCTAATGCAGCGTCATACCCAGCTTGGTCAAACGTCTTGTTGTTGTTCCAAGTCTGTGAACCGTAGGGCGTGTTGATGTTCGGACGGTTGGCAATAGTGTTCTGTTGCGCGGCGACCTGATTACCTTTCGCAGTCGCTTCAGCGGCACCTTTGTAATCTGGCGCTGGTGGCGCGGATACTTTACTTCCCATGGTTATTGCTCCTGTGACAGCCAACGACACTGGTCGCGGGTCATCGTTAAAATGATTAAGTCGCCATTCGGCACTGCGTCCTCGATCACAGCCTCTTTCTCAAAGCCGAGTTTCAAATCGAATCGCAATGCGTCTTTGTTCCACGATGGCACCATGCCGATGACCTTATGCACACCAAGTTGGTTAAACACGTAGTCAAAGCAAGCATGGATGAACTCACGGCAGAGCCACTGGCGACCCTCGCCCGCAACGTGCATCGCAATTGAGCGTCCGTTGTAGTGATCGAAAATCACGCCACCGATTAAGTTGCCGTGCGCATCAGCCAGACCCATGGTGCTGGAGTCGCCGGGGACATACGTGCCACCCGTTCTCTCGCAGACCCAAGGGCCGACGATATGATCTTCACGAACGATGATCTGCTTCAAAGCATCCCTCCGATCTCAGCCGTTAAATGTGTTCCGGTGTAGATCAAGCCACGCTCACCTGTGACCACCAATTCAAACGCACCTAAGTAGCCCACGCCAAGCACACCGATCAAGATGTGGTAGACGTTGCCTGTACCAGACCAATACGCTTGGTCCCAAATAGCTGAATCCCACAGAGCGAGTTCAACGTCAATATTGCCTGTCGCGGCAAGCCTTGCTCCACGGGCGTAGTCGAGTTTCATCCGCGCCTTGAGGTTTGGCGGTCTTGAGCATTGGAAAATTGGGCGGGCGAGAAGAAATCGTTTTAAATGCGCAGACTTACCAAAGTCGGTGAAGGCAGACGTAACACGCCCCTGCACCATCGCACCTGAACCATATTCTGGGTCGTTAGAAAGTAGTCCATCGCTCTCGACATCGAAGGCGTGTGCGACACGACCATTAGACGTACCCATGTAATAAATGCGGTTGTGCATGACACCAGTTAGGATAGGGATGGCGCTAAATGTTGACCAGCCCTTCGATGTGATGCCCAAGCAATAATGCTCGTACAACCCGCCTTTAGTTTTCGGTGCGCTGATTAACAGCACATCAAGCCAAGGTATTAGGCGCACTTCCCAATTGCCAGTTTCAAGCGTCTCAGACAGGCGCTCTGACACACGGGCTTGAATCTTTCTGATGATTGGATTTTCAATCCCGACAGCGGAGGCATTGCCCGTCACTAACGCTTGAACACTTATCAAGCCCATGTCAGTTAACACAAGCACATCACCACCGTAAGGTGTAAAGAACCTGTCGCCCCTTGGGTACTTACCTAGATACCATTCACCAACAAGCGCATAGGCATCTGCATTTGAGGGGTCTGTGCCTTTGTAAACCAGCAAATCACCCTCAGAGCCAAAAATCAATTGGTAGTCATCAGGGCCGTTGCCACCGTCCATGGTCCACGATGCGATTGCCCGCACGAACCCGCCGCGCTTGAGCATGGGACCATAATCAAAGAATTTTGCCTCGCCACCGAGCACTTCACCGATGCCGAGATAAAACACCTCAGATGAATTAGCTTGGGTAAACCAGAGCCTTTGTTTCCACGTTGTAATGGAGCGAAACTCTAAATGCTCCACACCTGTAATCTCACGCTTGACCCAACCATCGGTTACGTCATAGGTGTAGTAGCCAGCGCCTTGAGCGACTGCACAGAGGTACTTCTCAGTCTTGAGCGAGTAATTGACCCAAGACCAGTACGCGTGCGTTACAGGCACTTCTAAAGCCACCGTAGGAGCACTTGGGTTAAGTGGGTCGGTTGCGGGTGTGACATCCCAGACCTTGTTTCCCACGGCTGCAAATAGCTTGTCAAGATCGTTGCCCGGTGTTGGGTAACTCATCAGCGTGTTGACTGAACCCTCAAAGGGTGTATCCAACACATCCTGCCACCCACCGCGCAACTCAGCACCTTGTGGTCGGGCAATGAAGTTGTCAAGAATCTGGGCGTTTTTAACGTCCATATTCGACAGCGGGCTAATCCAATCTAAGCCGCCCACTGGTGGTGGCATGACGACCTTTGCGTTAACTGCGGTCGCAGCAGTCATGGTGCGTACCTTGCCGCGGGTGATGGGTTGCATCGGCATGGTTAACGTCCGTACCCAGTTTGCGGCACGTTGCCGATGTTAATTAGAACGCTACCCGCGCCACCACTCATATTCAACACTGGTGCGCCTTGTGGTCCACCGATACGGTTGTCGTACAGGCGTTGGAAGTCGCGCATCGCAGCACCAGAATCAAAACCATTCAGTTCAAGCCAACGTGCGCGAGACAACTGCATAATCAAATCAGGGTCGAGCAAAAACACATCAGCGTTTTTATCGGCTACGTTTTTATAAAGCGTTGCGTCATCCGCATCTTGCACATACGCGCATGAGACGTACTCAAACTGAATCGTCTCAGGAGTTGCAGGCGGGTACAAGAAACACATCTTGTTGCCCTTGACGCGCCACAAGGTCTGCACGGTAGCCGTAGGCATCAGCGCCTTGACTGTCTGCCATTGCACAGCCGCCATTGGGTTGCGCGTAGGCAGCTTGGTCGTCAAGTTGTTCTGCGTCTGGTCGATGAACTGGTGGTAATCCTCTGGTAGATCGTATTCTTTCTCAATCTGCCCAATCTCGTCTTGGACAACGACGATTTGAGCCTCACGCACCATCTCTTGCCAGTTAGACATTGAGAGTAAATCTTTTGCTGCCATGTTGACCGTGGCAACAATCTGCTGCATCTTGGGGTCTTGCGAACCCACAGCATCTTTAGTTTTGGTATAGCCGATCAGACCCGCAACGGCGTTGCAGACCTCAATTAAAGTCTCGTTACGAACGATCTGAAAGGCCATCCCCTACCCCTTACTTAGCTTTTGCTTTGATCAAATCGTCAAAGCGTTTTTGCATACTTTCAAGTTGAGACTTCATCGCCTCATTCTCTGCGGTCAATCTTGCATCTACTTCACGAACCGCTGCGTTGTCTGTCGCCAAAGCCAGATAGCCCTTGGCGCGATTCTTGTCAGCTTGGAACTGCATGAACTGCTGACCAACGCTGTCAGACGCTTCAGCCAACATCTCAACGGTCTTAATTCCAAAGTGCTGGTACTCTTTAACCTTGCCAGCAGTCATGCCAGGCAACATCTCAAGTGGTGTACCAACGGTCTGTTCAGCCTGTCCTGCCTTAAACCGTGCGAAGTGTTGTGGAAAGCGTTGGCGATCCTCATCACTTGCCATGCGGTCAATAACGGTGCGTTTATCGCCGGGGACTCTAATAATCACGAAGTCTGCATCGATGAAAATTGGTCGCTTGGCTTCAGCACTTGCTACTGAGTCCTGCACGGGGCGTGAATAAAACTCAACATACAATTTCTTGTCGTCAGAGAAACGCCCTTCGTTATCACCAAACGCTTGCGAGTCGTCATTCCATTCTGTTGCTTGGGTGGTTTGCATCTTGGATATTTCCTTTTTAGATGTGAAAAACCCTCAGACTTTTGTGCCTGAGGGGGTGGTACTTAAACTGCTGGTACTTCGGCTTCTGCCTCTACGGGTGCCGTAGGGATATTGACCGACAAGCTGAACGCGGTCCCGCCAATACGCATCTGCGTACCGCCGGGTGCGCCAACGCTTTGCGCGGCAACGTCAATTCCGGTGCTTGCGCCACCCGTGGCTTGTGAGGCCGTTGGGTCGTAGCTTGTGTTAGCGGTGCTGCTTGAAAATGTTGCTGGCATGATCTATCTCCAAAAAACGGGGCAGTCCAATCGCTCAGACCGCCCCTAAAGATGCCCCACCCGGAGCACCCTTTGTTTAGGCGGTGGTGTTAACCAGACGGCCTTGGAACTGCGCACCACGACAGGTCATTGCCCCAGCCCAGGCTAATATCGAGACGCTTGCGTCCTGATTAATGGCGCTGCGCTTCTCTGGTGAGAGTGGGACCATGTTGCGGTCTTTGTGTGGACGCAAACTCAGGTACTTGGTGTTGAGCATGAATGCGGTCTTGGGTGGGCAGAAGCCGCCAATACCACCGTCGAGCACAACATCGCAATCCATGAACTTCACTGATGGGAAGCCGAGGTTGCCTGTGTCAGCAGAAGTAAATCGCTGCTGATTCTGCAACTCGCCCAAGTAGGCAGTCCACATGACGCTGTCCATGACGATCAGGTTTGGACGGTCTGAACCACGAACCAACTTTGCCCACATTGCAGACAATGCGCCGGAGACAGGGCCTGGCTTGGCTGATGCGTAGTCTTTAACGTCAGCGACTTGTGAGCGCCAGAACGCGAAAGTTGCGCGATCAATTCCACCGTAGGTGCCAGTAGCAGGAGAAACAGGCACAGCAGCGTTCAAACCGACCACTTCCTTGCCACCGTTACCAGTGCCATCGGAATAGATCGAGCCGCAGAGCTTGTTGCTCATTGTGCTTTCAGCCACAGCCATACGTGCTTCGAGCAAGTCGATGAACGCTTCTTTGCCGCTGTTTTGCAACTGCTCTAAGCCGGAGATAATCACAGGGCAAGCCAATTGCTTGAGTGTGAATTCGGCAGCAGACACAACATCTTGTGCTGCGATTGGGAGCAAGTCATAGCCCGAATAGAAGCCAGCGTTTGCGTTTTCAGCGAACGAAAGCTCTTCGAGAATAATGTTGCCGCCGGAGACTGTACGCACACCGCCTGACTGTTGCAATTTAGCAAGCAGAGCGTTGTTCTTGGTGACGTTGTCAGCAATTTTCTTGCTGCGATTTTGAATCGTAGTAGCGATGATATCGCTTACGTTTGCATTAGCAAATGCCATGATTAACTCCAATATCTGAAAAATGAATGGGAAATATTCCCGCCTATTTGTCAGACGCATCCTTTTCGCACGGTAGTTCCGCGAGGTAGGGTGGGGAGGCTTTTAGCCTCCTCCTGGAGTCGGGTGGCTATGGCTTTGTAGGCTCGTCCACTTAATACATCCAGACTATTGTATTCTGGATATCGATAGAATAATACTATCTGCTCATCTGCGCAAGACTTGCTTCAATTGCGCCACGAATATCGTCTGCACTTTGCTCTTGCGCCATTCCGCCACCCGCTGGCGATCCCGATACCGATACGGCACGGTTTCGAGCAGCTTGGGCAGCATTTGTGCTTTGCTGCAACTGCTGAGTCTGTTGCTGCCTACCGACCAAGGCTGAAACCTCTGGGTGCAACTCGCAAGCACGTTGATAGCATTGCTCTAGCGACATCTGAATGCCACGTTTTGTCGCATAGTCCATGATGTCAGCCATGTCAGCCCTGACAACATCGCCATAGGGTTGGCTGTTGATGAAGTTTTCCACCGCATTGACTGCCACTTGGTTCTGGGCTTGCATCTCTTGCATCTGCTGCATTTCCATCTGCTGGTAACGCTGCTGAATGGGTGCAATTGCTTGATTTACACGCTGATTGATGCGTTCTTCCATCGGGTCTACTTGAGGACCCTGCCCCACCAACGCCTGGTCGAGCATCCCCACATCAATGCCGTATTGCTTGACGAGTGCGGCCACTAGCTGTGCCTTTTGCTGTGGGGGCGCAGTTCTTAACGCCCCTGCCGTCTGAAGCAAGCTTGCAATCACGGTGACAGGTGTGCCGCCCTCAGACTGAATCATCGCCATGTATGGGCTGATCGTCTGGCTCACCGCGTCAGCGAACTTACGTGCTTCGGCAGTCTCTGTCAGCTTGTGGTTAATTTCACGCTCACGCTGTGTGACTCGAGCCTTAATTTCGTCGGGGAGCATTGACCACTTTTCACGCTCGGCGGGTGTCCAACCTTGCGGCGCACGGTCAATCGGTCTGGCTTGCTCTGGTGCTGGCAATGAACTCTCAGCCTGTACAGGCGGCTGATTGCTTTTTGGTCCTGGTGTGATGCCAGCATCTTCTTTTGGTGCAAACTTGCCATCGGCATCGCGGGGGCGTTCAGCCAACGCATTCAAATCTACCGATGGTGTGTCAGAGGTGGAGGTCGCAGACTCTTCAGATGAGGGAATCTGAGCGCCTTCGGATGAAGGAGCAACCGTGGGCGCTGTTTGTTGGGTCGCGACCTCCGTGGAGGGGTCTAAGTCCGTATCTTTGACGGCTTCTTCTAGTGCTGTGCGTAAATCGCTCATGTGTAGTGCTCCCGGGTGAGGTTACTTATAGGTTTTGGTAAACAGTTCTTGCTATTGCTTCTCGTCGAGCCTTTTTATCGTCCGACCCGTCCGTGAAATGCTTTGCGCGTTGACTCTCAGCGGCAGCCCATGTCTCTTTAAAGTCATCAGCCATCGCCAAATTGTTGTCTCTCATGTACTTGGCACGTTTTGTCCTGCTTGAGATGTCTGTGCCATCGGTTGCCCGCAAAGTGCTGAGAGTCTCATCAGCCGCCAACATCGGGGCTTCGATGACGCGCTCAGTCTTGACTATGCAAGTCGGGCAGTCGAATTCACGATCATCGGTGTATGCCTTGATGCTGCATACCCGATGAAAGTGTTCGTTGCACTTATTGCACTTGTAGCGGTAGAAAGCCATTTATCACTCCACCGCTGCGGGTGCGCCACCAATCCCTGCACCCTTTGTTGCGGGCAAGTTCGGGTTCGGCTGCTGCATCACTTTGTTCTGCGCCTGAATTCTGGCAACCGCCATATCGTGCTGATCTTTAGTGATCTGTTGCATCAACTCTTGCTCAGACTTTTGAGCCGCAGCACCCATCTTCATTTGTGCCATGGCCTGCTCGTTCTGCATTTTCTGTTGTGCTTTCTGCCCCTCAATTTGCATCTGCATCTGGCCTTTTTGAGCCTCCATCTGCATATCAGCTTGCGGGTTCGTTTGAGCCAGCATCATGGTTTCAACCTTGAGTTTCTCAGCCTTCGCCAAGTTCTCCATGGTTTCGGAATCCATCTTCTTAAGTTCCGCAATCTGACCGGGATTAGGCTGTGGTGGTTCAGGCGGCTTACTGGCTGCTGCAATCGCATGGTCCAAAATGCCCTCAATATTGCTGGCGCCTTTGACACCCGCAAGCATGGCTTGGAGCAACTGCAACACAAACGGTGCGGCACCCGGTGAACTCTGTGCCAGTGGCGTTAGCTGCGCCACAAAGTTACCAATGCCGTTGAGCAAATCGGCAGCGTCTTGTTTCTTCTGCGCCCAATCGACGGCGGCCATCGTGTCAGCATCTACGTTCACGCGATACTGATTCATGCCCATGGTCGCAATCACTTGCAGCGCAGCAGGAACGTGTTCACGGTCAGCGGTGTGCTCCATGTTGCTCATCTTGATTAACGTCTCAGGCTGAAAGTGTGTCGCCATGATCTCGGCTTTGAGTCTCAGCGCATGACGCACCCAACGTGCCAATTCAAACTGGTAGTACTGCAAGCGTGTGCTACCGAATTGCGCCTTGATGCTTTGCGCGGTTGCTGTCTCCGATGCTTTGGAAGAGCCACGCATGATGTCGCTAATCCCCAACACCTCATAAATCTGTTGGGTCTTGTCGCCACGCTGCATACGCAAGTACTCAATGGTCTTGGCGATCATTTCAATCGGCACAAACTCCATCTGACCTTTGATGCCGCCCTTCTCTGCAAACATCGCCCAGTTATCAACAGGAAGCAGTCTGTTCTCCACGCCCTCGGTAAACAACCGCTGCACACCTTCAGCCGACTTGTCGTAGACACCTGTGACCTTACAGGCTTCAGTCAAATATTTAATGCGCGTGTTAATGATGTCCAACTCATCAAACTGGTCTTGCGCAAAGACGAACAGGCTTCGCGGCATCAGATTCGATGTCGTCGTGTTCATCATTGCGGGCTTGGGGCATGGAAAGAAATCATCTAACGTCAGCGGGTCGTCTTTCACATCCAGAATGACATCGACACCCTTGCTATACCAGTACACCTTCAAATCGTCTTTAGACCAAATCTCAAAGACCTCGGCACGGTCCCATGGCTCGTTCTGAGGTGTGCCATCGCCCGCGCCCTTCTTCGGTTTCTTTGCGTAATTCAACTGCGCCGCAATCACCTTACCGAATCGTTTTTCAGCTTTGTCTTTCGTCAAGTACGTGCGTCTTGCCACCCAGCGCACTTCGTCCCACGTTCTAGCGGGTGACCAAAAGAAGTCAGCCCAATAGATGTAATCGGTTGCCACTTCTTCGGAGGTAATCTGCTCATACTCAGCCTCGGGCTGCATCTCCACACCACTTGGGTGCATGATGGCCGGCACTTTCACAACTTCAGTCTCAACCTCATAGCGCAGCCAAATCTGGCCCAGGCCCACGATTAACCAATCGCTGATGCCGTGGCGCAATGACGCATCGAAGTCCGACCCGTCCTCGCTCAAGCCGCTATTTAAAATTCTTTCTAACATGGTGGCAGCGACTCTCGCGCCATCGTCAGTCGCATCGTAATTGCTGCGCGACACATCGGCCTTCGGTGGTCGTGCGTAGAGACTTGCTTTCATCGTCTCAATCGTTGACCAAAATAAATTCACGCGACTCTGGCCTTCTTCAAAGCCATCGCGCTGGTCCAAGTACCGCTTGTTGATCTTTTTAGAATCTTCGTGCCACTTCAGCACCTCTTTGCCGGACGCTTCGATCTCTTTATTCCACCGAATCGCAAGCCCCGCTGGCGTGTTATCGCCGGGCAGCGTCAT